ATTCGGAAATGTTGTTTTAATTGCCGATTTGATGTTTCTTATATGGTCGTCGCCCTCAGATTTTGGATCTGCCGAGACCGGATTGGTAGCAACAAGATCAGAAATATAAGTTACGCTTTCTAGCCCCATTTTAAGATCCTCCGTCAATTATGTTGCCGGTTGCTTTTGTGCTTAAATCGCTTTGTAGTGTTGCGTTTGTACGATTGCCGAATTCGGCGTTTTGAGCTTCTTCTAACGCTGATCTAAATCGCACTTCAAACATTTCCGCATCTTTATAATCGCGCGCAAATGTGCATGCCTCAACCAATGCGCTAAATAGATAGACATTCGGATAATTGGTTAAGATGTCATTGGTCGACGTGTTTGAGATGTCGTAACCAATTTTGTACCGAATTGAATAGGTATACGCGGCGGAACATGGACAGTTAAATGCCAAATTCGCCCCGTCTATCGTGTAATACAGCGGAATTCCGTTGCTATTGCTGACCGGCAATTGCTCTGGTGTCAGATAAGGAACCTCTACGCGCGGCAAGTATGTTGTGAACCACAGTGCGCTTGGAGAAATGAACCTTGTCGGCAGCGTAATAAACCGGCTGCCGATTGATCCCGTTAATGTAGCTTCCGTTTCGGCAGCGCGAGAAGCCAATAGCGTATTGATGCGTTTTTCAGCCAGTTCAATAAAATCCGGTATCTGCGAAACGTCTCGATGATGCCAATCTGCAATTGCTGTTTGCAGTTCTGTGTAATTAGCGATGCTCATTTTTTACGATTCTGCCGGTGTAAAATTTTTGCCTGCTGCTCAGGTTCCGCCGGAATTTCCTGTTTTTCTGATTGCGCGTCATCCGGCGCGTCCGTCCATCCATTCTTGCGCATCAAATCAATATCATCGTTGCTGTACGCATTGTGATACCCATGCTGCGGGTGAAATAATCGTGTAGGCATAAAAAACCGCCCCCATTACTGGAAGCGGCCTCAATTAATTAATTGACTGTTACGACGTTGCGAAAGGATCTGCCAATGTGCCAGCACCTACCGCGATGCCTTCTACATACCACGAAGTCGCACTTAAAGCGGTAAATCTCAGCCGCCCGCCCTTAAGTCCGCCCTTGGTTGCGCCGTCCATCGAAACTGCGACATGGGTTGTGCCGTCGCCAGCGAACACGTCGCCAGATTCCGCCACGGTCAGTGAACCAATCATTACAGCGCCAGTTAGAAACACCGTTGCTGCATTCGTGATAATTTTTGCCGCATTTGATGTGATTGACGTTTTAACCACGAAATCAAATTGCATACCCTCGACCGGGGCGGGCAGTGTAAAAACAATACCAGCCGCACGATCAAACACACACAAAGCGCCGGATTCTTCCGCCAGCAAAGTACGAGTAGATCCTTGGCTTTGGATTACCTCACGATGTAGACCAGTTGCCACGCAACCATCGGCACTATCGTAATTAAGACGTTCAAGATTTGCTGAAATAGCCATTTTATTAATCCTCCGTTATTTAAGAAGCAGAACCGATCATGCGGCAAGCCCAAGCCGGACGCAGCGCGGCCATTCCGTATAAAATATCCAAACGCATGAGCAATTCATCGTTGCGGATGTCAGAAGCCATCCATACACGAACCGATAGATTATCTTTCATGCGGCGTACGCATTTCTGCGCATCGTCCATGATCGGAAGATCGGCGGTTATGAACTGGAATGCCTCCTTGTGATACATCAAGCTTTGAACGTAACTGGTAGAAGCAGCGCCAACAAACGTTAGTGTCTTACTATTGAAGTCCGTTGTGGCTAATGCAGCGCCGGTGCTAGAACAAACGTTTTGACGTGGCCCGCTAATGTAAATTGCTGGTGAAACCGTCGTATCGTTTCCTGATGAACCGGTTATGACGAATTGCTGCAATACACCTAAGCTTGCCTTTGTCTCAGGATGGCACTGATAAACACCGGAAATAGTGAAAACCATGCCAACGTTCTGATCCGCAATTGCAACGGTTGTGTGCATGCCAACCAAAGAGCCGCCGTTAGTAACACCTGCCGCCGCATTGGTTGTGCCTGTAACGTCAGCGCCGTTTGTCAGTGTCCATAAGCGCTCGTTTTCATAGTAATCAGCCATTGCAGTACGAGAAACCAGACCCTCACGGAATTGCTCGCCAATTGCATTGGACGGATTGAAATAAGCCGCCATGCCGTTGACCAGGCCACCCATTGTGGTTGAATCCATTTGGATTGATCGCTGGTTATCTTTTGGTGCCAAACCTTGATTAAGCTTTGCACGAGCGGCACCGGGGACAACTAGCGTAGTAATACCAGTACCAGCGGTTCCTGCGACGTTGTAAGTCGCCTTGGATGCAAACGCCAGAAAATCAGACTCGATGCCCGACACCAGCACACTAACCGCCGGTTCGATGTAATTTTTGCTCAAATCATCAAATGCAGCGCCGTTGTTGACTGACTGAATCAACTCTGACGAATTGAAGCGCATATCAACGCCGTCCTGCGTTGCGACGGTAATTGTTTGTGAAGTTTCAGCTTGATCCTGAACATCCATAACGCGCGAACCTTGACGGCGTGTATACATGTTCGGTTCACGAACGCGCAAGGTAGAACCTTGCTTGCCCTTGCCGTTGTCTTTAAACGATGCGTCATATTGACGATCAACTGTGCCGATAAAAGTAAGTTTTTCGTGCGCAATACGAAGCGCCTCTTTAGTCACCATGTCGACGACTTTGAAAGAATTTGCCATTTTTTAAGCTCCTGTGGATTTACCGAAGCCACAAATGAAAAAACCCGCTCGAGGCGGGTTCTTTTTGTGTTTCAGTGTTTGTTTTGTTAGCGTTTGGCGATCTGCTTCCTGCGCCATGCGGCAAATTCGGTATCGCTCATTTCTGACGGGTCTTTATTGATCTTTCCAACCCGGCTGTTAATGTTCGTTACTGGTTTTGCCTCGGCGGGGCGTGCTTTCGCTGTTTGTTTTTTGATGATTTGGTCGCCTTGATAGGCTAGGTGCAACAGCTTGTATATTCGAGGATCAGTTTTTGCTTGCTGCACATCCGCAAGATCAAATCCAAAACTCGAAATAGCAAACTTTTGTAACCGCCCTTCTAATTCTGGAGACCAATTCTTAATTTCTCGCTTCAAAACAGATTCGCTTTCCTGCAATAACTTGGCAGCATGCTGCTGTTGTTCCAGAGCCATGTACTGTTCTTTTTGTGCGAGTTGATTGACCAATTGCGCCCGACCATCTTTTAATTGCGAGAATTGCATGAATAGCTGTTGCGCCCGGATTGGGTCTTGTTCTGTCAACCCGTTCCAGTCAACTTGCGAAAATTGATTGATTTGCTCATCAATCGCCGTGAGTTTTGCTACCTCTGCAATGTGCTGTTGGTGAAATTGAGCCTGTGCCTCGAATTGCCTGCGCTGAGCCGCCAGATCCTCGGTTTTGCGCGTGTAATCCTGATGCATCATTACCGCTGGCTTAATGTCTTTTGGCACGCGGTATTTCTGCCCGTTTAGCTCAATTTCTTCGCTGTCTTCTTCCGGCGCTGCCTGGCCATCTTCATTGGATAGCTGCTCATCGTCACCGTCTGATTCTGCGTAATCATCTTCGTATTGTTCAGCTTCGTTCGCCTCGTCATCCGCCTCGATTAAAGCCGGGTCGACATCGGGTACTAAATTGGCCTCTGCAATCGCTTGATCCATTTTTTAAACCTCACAAATAAAAAAAGCCCGCTCAATGGCGGGCACAAATAAAAAAACCGGCTCTAGGCCGGTCTTTTCTCGCGTTGCTGCTGATCTAGATCATTGTCATAATCAGCATCAATTCGTCTTCTTCCTGTTGTTGTTTTTCTCGCTCTTTTTCTCTTTGTATTCTTTGCTCAATCTCGTAAATAGCGCGTTGAATCCGCGCAGAAATTCGCTTGTGTTCTAATGATTTGAGTATTTGTAACGAAACTACATAAAACTGCTCATCAACCTTGAATCCTTCGCGCTCAATATTGCGTTCAAGTTCCCTTATCGAAATCGGTTCATCCTGCGCTTGCTCTATTTCATGTTGCACAGCCTGACGAATAGCCGTTTGTATTCTTTTTTTGGCTTTCTTGAGTTTTTTTCTATTTTTCTCAAGTGCACCGAAGTATTCGCGCAGCGTTCCGTAGGTTGCATGGATTGCCTGCGTTGCCGCTTCAATCGTTGCACCGAAAAACTGATTGGCGCTGCTAAATATGCTGTCCTGCGTCAGCGTTACCGCGCCCGTTGTTGCTGTATGCCCGTAAAACGTATTAGCGTTATCAAACGTCGCGTTTTGGGTTAAGCCCTGCGTCGCCCCCGGCGCGGTGACGGTTGCCGAGTAAAACGCCGCAGAATTATCAAACCGGCTTGCCTGCGTTAACCCGTGGCTGACAGTTGCAGCGTAAAACGAACTGTTGTTGGTTGCTGTGCTACTTTGAACCAAACCATGATTTACAGTCGCGGAATAAAACGACTCTGTGTTATTAAACCGCGATGATTGCGTTAAACCATGTGAAACTGTAGCGGTATAGAATGCCGCGTTATTATCAAACCTTAATGCCTGCACCAAGCCATGACTGACTACTGGCCCATAAAACGCGCTGCTATTATCAAATCGCGACGCCTGAACCAGACCATGATTAACAGTAGCGGAATAAAACGCAGCGCTATTCGTTGCGCTGCCTGCCTGCGTCAGCGTTACTGATCCGGGCGTTACTGTCGGTGCATAAAAGCTATTGCTGTTTGAAACTAATGACGGCAATAGCGTTTGAGTTCCACCCAATGAAACAACGGCAGCATAAAACGAATTACTGCTATCAAACCTTGTTGCCTGCACCAGACCATGACTTACGGTTGCGGCATAGAACGATCCGCTATTTGCAAATGAACTGCCCTGCGTCAGCCCATGGCTGACAGTCGCGGCATAGAATGCTGCACTATTATCGAATCGCGCCGATTGAGTCAGCCCATGACTAACAGTCGCACTATAAAATGACTGACTATTAGTCGCAGACGATGACTGTGTCAGCGTTACCGCGCCTGTTGATACCGTCGCCGCGTAAAACGAATTGCTATTATCAAACCGGGTTGATTGAGTCAAATTCCCGGAAGCGCCGCTAGCTGGTATCTGCACCAACCAACTACCAATAATCGCCGCGCCAGTAATAGACCCGGATTGCAGCACACTATCAGTCAAAAACGTCGTTACTGACGGTGCCGCGCCTGTTGATACCGTGGCCGCGTAAAAACTATTGCTGTTAGCCGCAATAGCCGATTGAGTCAACCCATGGCTGACAGTCGCGGAATAAAATGCGCCACTATTATCAAATCGGCTTGATTGAGAAAGCGTTACCGCTCCCGGTGTTACCGTAGCTGCGTAAAACGAATTACTGTTATCAAAGCGGCTGCTCTGCGTTAGCGATTGGTTAAGATCGCCCTTAAACGTAGCAACGGCACTCGACCATGTACCAGATGTTGATAGTGTTGCGCCGTAGTTAACGCTGGCGGTACTGCTAACGATCCTGGTGGCAAGTGAAGTGTTATTTCGTGTTGACGTACCCCCGCCGGTCGATGCCTTCTCTAATATCTCAGCAGAGCTGTTATCGTGCGCCGACCACGTATAAGTATCAATATTGCTGAAAAGCGCGCAGATCAGTTCATCGGCCTGTGTCAGCGTGCCTGTTAATCCGCAAGTGCCAGCCGTGCCTGATCCCGTGTTGCTGTTTGTTTTGTCAAGCGGTGCCGCTGCAATACCAGACCATTCCGATGCGCACCCGGCAAATTTATTTGAAGCGCCTAACGTGAATGTATGGCCTGTCGGTTCGGATGCCCCGGCGATCTTGTAATAAATAGCTGAATCGATGCCAGACCCGTTGCCGCCATTCGTCGCAAGTGACCACCCAGACGGAACGCCGGTAACTGTCGTATCGCCGCGCCAAGAAAACGCAGCGACTAACAGGTTACCTTGCGTCGGAGTCCCAGGATAAGTAAAGACAACCGAAGTGCCAGCCGCGCCGCCGGTCGTATTCCTCTGACCTGTTAATTCAGCTATCGCCATCGCAAGCCCTTAAGAAACGGTTACTAGCGGATCGATATAAAATTTTCTAGTCGAAGTAATTGATGCAACGCCAACACACACACGCGCACGAAACATTCCGACCGTGTTCACGGTGGCGGTCACGCTCAGCTTTTGTTTGTAAGTATACGATGGCCCCGACCCATTCCAAGTTGACGTGGTATCATCGGTTTGCGCTGCCGGGGTTGCTAACCTGTCAGCCATGTAATCGTTCGCGCTCGACCATTTGCCGCTTGATGATGTGCCTAAATAGTCAATTTCAAGCCAGACCTCATTGTCATTAAAGTCAGCGGTGTCATTCGTTATGTATAAGCTGAAAGTTTTGCTTCCTGTTGACCCAATATATCCATAAATATCAGGTAGATAATATGGCGCATCTAGTGAGCATGTCGATGTTGTTGTTATTAACCAGCTTGTCGCTGTACCTTCCACCTGCGCGCCGGATGATCTGTAAATTGATGTGCTTGACAGTGTCTCGCCTAAATATGATTTATTGTATAGATATGTTGGCGAATCTCCGTTGCCGCAGTTTATGAACGTTTGACTCCCCATTGACGCGTTAGCGCCAGAAGAAACTGGCGTCCAAGTTGCAGCAGTTTTGCAATTTCTGTAAGTCATAGAACCGGATGCTGTACTTGTAATTTCGCAGGTTGTTGCATTCGTGAACCCTGAAAAATCCGCTCCGATTGCTTCTAATTTTGGATTTGTTGTTGTATTTAAACCAAATACAACTCCAGTTCTGTACGCCGCGTTGACAAATGTCAAACCGTTAAATGAAATTAACGATCCCGTACTAATAGACAAAACAGTCGCCGTTCTAGCTGTAGTCCCATCCAATGTTAAATCCACATTTGTATTTCTGAAAACACATCTTGAGTTATCAATAGAGCCGATCTGTATTGAACCGTTCGCCGATGGTTTAAGATTCAAATCGACAGTCGCAAAAACTTCATCGCCGTCAGAGGAAAAAGCAAACCCGGTGCCTGACTTAATTGAGCATCCATATAATGCAAATGACCCGTCAAACGTTAATGAATAAGCGCCCTCGCTTGTATCAATCTGATCTGTTGTGCTGGCCTGATATGCTGGCGGGCTTGATCCGGTCGTTGCAGAGATAAATATTGTCGGCAGTCCCAACGTTGGCCCGGTAATTGTCCTATTTGCTGTGTGCGCATACTGGCAAACATGGTCATGCCCAATATAAACAATATCGCCAGAAGCGAAAGAAAACACATCATCCAGCGCAGAAACGCTTGTATAAGCGGCACCCCATGACTTGCCGTTGTGCGCCGTCCCGCCGCTTGTATAAGTGCCGTATGCAGTCGAATCAACGCCGATCGTAAAGTTATTGGCGTCAACGACTGTAACCGTATATCCGGCGCTGCCATTCGTGAAATTAATCTGCGTCATGCCGCCGACGTTGTGAAACACTACTTTATCGTTCGTGCTGAACCCGTGCCCTGTGACTGTCACCTGGCAAGGGTTCGCATTTGTCGCTGCAGATACCGCCTTCCCGCCGCCGTCGTCAACGTAGTATGTAGCCATTATCCGATCACCTGATTAAATTCAGATTCAGCAAGCGATGCTGTGACACTATCCAAAACCACGGTTTTATGCGCCTCGGCATCAAACGCAGGGTCAGAAGTAATCACCGGGCCATAGTTATGAATTACCCCAAAATCATCCGTCACTTGGTAATAAACAAGACGCGGCGATCCTTGAATATCGTCTGAAATTGTCACTATCATTCGCCCACTGCTCCATCAATCGCTGTGTATTGATCCCGCAAGGTTTGAATCTTGACCCGGAAAGCGTCCCACTTTGCTTGCGTGTCAAGATTGAAAGCATTGCGGATCTGCGTCGCGGTCAAGTCACCGTCGCTATATCTATCGTAAAGCCACGCGGCAAGCTTCGCTAGTTCGTGCTTTGTGGCTGTCCGATAACGCTCACGAAAGCGAGCGAGTAGCTGCGCCTTCGTTTGATATTTGATCGTTAACGCCATTACAGCGAGAAGATGCCAGACGCGTGCCAAGCAATTGAAATATTGCCGCCATTCGGAGTTACTGGCTGACCAGTCACACCGGTGTCAATGTACGCAATCAGCCGCCACGTTGTGTTGGCGCCGGCATTCTTGCGATACAGAACCAAAGCTTCTACAGTAGCACCTGAAACCGACGTAAACGTCACGTCAGCGCCATCGAACGCGCCGTTAGTGTAGCTCTTCGTCGCGCCTATTTCCTGATCCGTTCCAACAATGCCAGACAATGACGAATAAAACTCATGTGCGGAATTGTAAGTATAGGTGCCTGTATCTACCAGCGCCACATAAACGCCCGTCGTTCCTGTGCCGTCTAGATCGGAATCTGCCGAATTCTGTAGAAGTGCTTCCTTCCATTTTGGATATATTGCATTAGCCATTAATCATTTGCTCCTCTTCGTTGTTTTCCGGTTGCTCTTGCGGTTGGTGGTCTAAATATTCGGTGTAAACCTGCCAAGAGCCGTCATCCAGTTTTACCGCACGCGATACTTTACTGCGCGGTTTTGGTTGCTCAATCAATGGCTCTGGGGTTGCAGATACGCCCTGCACTGCCTCCGCAACAACAGCCTGCACCTGTTCAGGTGTCATGCCGGTCTGTACAACTTTTAACCGGTTTGTTTCAGCATTGAATGCATCGATTTTGAGCTTCTCAATTTCAAGCGTCTTATCCGCCGTTGTCGCTTGCGCTTTTTGTGAAACCTCTTGAATTTGCTGCTGTAATTGCTGGATTATTTGCTGTGCTTCGGCTTGCGTTTGCTCTAATTGCTGTTGCAATTGCATGACTTCTGGTGGCGGTTGATCGCCGTTCTCGGCTTCTTGTATTTGTGGTGGGAGCATCGCCTTAAATCGCTTTGCCATTTCTTCAGCGCCCGGCCAGTCTAGATTTTTAGCCAACAGATCAGAAATGAGCGGCGCTGCTTGCGGATAGGATCTTATGAACTCCGTCATTTGTGTTGCCGCTTCTTCGCGCTTGGTTGCAAACGATGGCCCGGCGCTTACAACAACGTCGTATTTGCCGACAGACAAGTCATAAACGCGCGTTAATTCGCCGTTCTCGCCTTCGATTTGCTGCGCTTCTTCACCGATTCGCACGTTTTCGGCTTCTTTCCCATCTTCGCCGAGAATTCGCACAATCCTGTCACCTGTGTAAACGTGCGGGATCAGATCGATCACGATTTGCCCAACGTGACGGATCGCGCGAGATAAATTATCAACGAAGTGAAAATTTCCGATTTCTCCCTGGCGTTGTCGCGCCATAATTGCGCGCCCCGAGGTCTCATTTGATTCCGCGCCCATGCTCGGGTCGTGCATGTTAAGCACTGTTTTTATATCGTCACTCGCATTCATCGCTTCTTGTAGCGCACCAGCCGGAACGCCAGCAAAAGCTTGTCTCTGCGGCGCATCATTGCCTTTGTATTGCAAGAAAGCATGATCCTCTATGTTCGCTGTCGCCCATTTGTGCGAATCGACGGAAAAAGCGCCTTCTTTACCGACCCAAGGCGCATTCGGTGCAAGAGCGACTAATTCAGTCGTTTTTGTGCGCCAGTAATTGAAGATCCGTTGCGGGTCTTTAGCGTCGCGGATCAAGCTCTTAAAATACCGCTTGCCTGATACGATAATCTCATCGCCATAAACAGGCACTATTGGAATGTACTTTCCAGCCCAATCGTTTTCTTCAAGAACTTCCGAGCCGGTAACGATAAACTGCTTCACTTTCCAGCTTCGAGTCTGTCGCTCGTCAACTTTTTGCGCGCCGATGGCTTCGTAATAGTCCGCCTGCTCCGCGTAAACTTCGGCATCAACTACAGAACCATCATTAAGCAAGCAGATTGTTTTAACGACTTCTTCGCGTACCCAGTATTCAGCGATCAGAATTCCATCTTCGTCTAGCCAATCAGCTTCAAGACCGGTATAGCCATCGGAATCTTCCCAACCTTCCGCAGAATCTTTTTTATACTTTGCTTTAAATTCGGCTTTTGTGATTCGATCGACGATCATGCACTCATTCCAGTCGCTTGAATCAGCGGCCATGCTATGAGGGTCGCCAAACACAGCGAATTGATTGGCCACTCGGTCGATCTTTATGTCTTTATCGAAAGTGTCATCATGCGCATAATCGACATTCACGCGGATGTAACCATAGCCACCGGCAACCGCATGCAAAACGGCGGTATCGTATGCTAAATCGGCTTTGGATGTGGATTCGATGTTGCGAATCAGTCCGGTGTATATTTCTGCGGTTTCCGGATCAGCATTATCGTCAACCGGCTTGACTGAGATCGATGGCTTGTTTTGTCGTGAGTTGTTGACTACTTGATGCACATAAGCGACCAATTTATTGATAGTTAAACACGGCTTTCCGCGCGATTGCCTGCGCTCTATGTCTGCTTGCTCCCACTGTTTACCGAGCAACGAAAACTCGATGTCATCAAGCGCGGCCTTCCGGTTATCTCGCTCGGCGTCGCTGGCGAGCGTGAAAAATTCTTTCGCTTGCTTGACTATATCGGTAGTGTTTTTTTGCATAATGTATTTTTTTAATTAGCTCATCCAGCCGTGCGTTAAAACGGGTTGCGTGTATTGCTCGTCAGTTTTTGTAAATAGATCCTCAACCGCAATAGCCATCAATCCAAATGCATCGGCACCGTGACTGCTCCAATCGTGATCCGGGCCTAATCCAATGCCGCGCGCGTCGTCAATTTTTTCATGATACCAGCCCAGCGCATCGATACCCGCCGATGTTGTCGACTCGTTAAACCAACACGATCCAAGCCAACGCCGCACCGCTTCAATCCTCAGCATTGCCGCCCCCTTGCCTTGGTTTGGCACCACCTCGACCTTGTACCCAGCGGCATCGAACGCGGACTCGTAGCTGACCGCATAAACACGGTCATTTTGTCCGCCATCGTGCGGTAGCCAAATTTGTGATTTTGTTGTGCTGTAACCGCGAGACCGCAGCCAGTTGATATGCGCATCGATCGGCTGGCCTTGGCTTTCGTAATAATCGATAACCCGGATTTCTTTCCCGATGATCTGACACGCCCATATTGCGAATGCGTCAGACCTTGCGCCGGTTCCACCGATGTCGCAGAATAGGTGGATCGTCATAAGCGGATCGGCAGCGACTCTACCAATGCGCCCGCTTGATCTTGCTTCAGCCAAATGTCGCGCAAAATACGCACCGGAATTTACGGCAGCATATCCACCCTGCCAAATATGATCGTATTGCTCGGGAGTTGTCCGCAAACAGTCCAGCCGCTCTTGATTGAGTTCTGGCGGTAACATGGGGTTATCGCTCCAGTTTGCACGAATAACAACAGCGCCCGTAGGCAAATCATCGCCGCGCAGCATCATATCAACCGGGTCAGTTTTGCGCCTTGGATTCCAGCTAAACCATAATTCTGAACCGGCGGCGCGTATTGTTGGCCGCAATAACGACAATGATCTTGCGCTTAGTGTCTGAGCTTCTTCAATCCAAGCCCGCCCAAAGCCTTCCAGCGACTTTATAGATTCCGCGTTGTGATCTTGCATCCCGACGAACGTAATTACGCCATCACCGGGCGTTTTAATCACTTCGTTAAAAATCTTAAAGCCGTGTTTTTCACCGATTCCGAAGGCGCTCAATTTATCTTCAATCAACCGCTTGCTTGATTCTTTGAGTGTTTTTTGCACCTCACGAATACAAACAGCGCGCATGCCGCGATATTCGAAACAATCTTCGATTAGTTTTTCAGCAAAAAAATGTGACTTACCAGAACCACGACCACCCCAAGCGCCTTTGTATCGAGCAGGCGCAAGCAGCGGAGTAAATACCCGCGCTGTGCAAAACTCGATTTCCGGCACTTATCCAGCTGTCGGATCGATAATACGACGCACGAAAGTGATTGTGTGATCGATTGCTCCACCGTCGCGGCCGGATAGCTCCAGCGCTTGCGGTGCTTTGCCATGCGCACGATCAATAATGTATTGCGCAGCGGCTAATCGATTGCGTTCGTTTTCGCCTCTCTCCATTATTTCTACAATTGCATCGAGCGCATCCGGGGTTTTAGCTTTACACATTGTCTCAAGCGTTATTTGTTCCTGCGTTTTTTTTGCGCGCCCGCCTGGATTTCCGCTTTGTCCCGGTTTAAATCCGTTTGTCGGTTTTCTCATTGCAAAATCATTGCTATCAATATAAGTTTTATCGCCATAAAATAAAAAAGCCCGGAGCTATCGCGCCAGGCTTTCGGTTAACTTATTGTTTAAATAGTGGTTTTGTTTCTTTTAATTACAATTAGACCACTCTATAAAAAACAGCATACTCTTGTTACCAACATTTTGCAACAAATTTTTAACGACCAACACCAACGACGAATTTACCGCCAATCAACCCGGCATCAATCATCTTGCACTCGATAATATCAATAGATTGCGCATGTAATTTGTCCAAGATCGAATAAACCACTTTACGATAATCTGCGGCGGCTGCATTGTGGCAGCTTAACGATTCTCTAATCATCCTATGAGTAATCTCGCGCCCTCCGATCCGCGCGCCGACATACGCCAGAATCAGCATTGTTAAATCCCTCGACCGATCTATTAAGTGCAAATGCACGCGCGAAACGATCCTCGACAACTGATCTGGATCGTTAAAATATTTACAAAGTAAATAAGCTTCGCATACCGGATCATCAATCGATATTATCATCGAATAAATATTGTCAGCCTGCCGGTGTACTTCCTCGGGCGACAAACCGATCAGCACGTCGTTGTCGGTTGGCCTTGACGGCTTGCCGCACATCCTACTAATTGATGGCGCTTTATAGATCAAAGTTTCCCTAACCTGTGCTGCCCACATTAAAGCCGACTCTGCTGATTTGAACAATATCGCCCCCTTGTTTTATGGTTTTATTGACTCGCTTCATGACTATGGTTTTCTTTCACCCCCTGACTCGCTTGTGGCGTGTGGTTTTCTAGCCCCCTCTGACTCGCTCAACTTGATTGGTTTTCTTTTGCCCATTGACTCGCTCAACCGTTCTGGTTTTCTTGCGGCTTTTGACTCGCTTTCAGTTTGTGGTTTTCTTAGAGTATCTGACTCGCTTGTCCATGATGGTTTTCTTTACACCTCTGACTCAACTTGCATGAACATGCCCATGCTTTTCTTCGTGATACTCTTTGTTTACTTCCAGCCCTTCGATTTTTCGCCAGGAAACATATAAATCACACAAAAAACGCTTAATCATGTACCGTTGCGCCATGTTATGAATGTGCCCTTTTGATTTTTCTTGATGCCGCGGATCGGTTTCTAACCGATTTTTATAGTTGTAATAATGATCTGAGTACGGAGATTTGCACTTGAGAAAGCTACCAGACAATACGCCCAAAAGTTTTGTTTTCAGGAAAGGCTTGAACGTGATTCCGAGTTTTTCTTGCTCATTGCCTTCCGCGTCAAGGTACTTATGCGTCACCAAATGTTCTTTATATTTCCCCCTGCCGCGCCCATCTTGTGCGACGTCAAGGCCAGCATATCTCCATAAGGAAGATGAGTATTTCGCCTTGGCTATGTCGATCTCGCTAATAATTACACCTGCCATTGCAGCCCCACAACCTTTAACGCCGAGCAAGAATTGTTCATAGACAGGGTACTCATGCAGCACTTTTTCAAGCTGTTTGAAATGCTTTACTTCCCGCGCTTCCAGGTCAAGGTATTGATCAATCAAGCATAATTCAGTGTAACTACTGATAAGCTCATCGCCAACAAATTTCTTGCTTGACGGCAATTTATCGACAACGCCATCGGTAATTTTTCGGTAACTTAAGCGCAAGCGATCGAGTAATTTTTTCTCATCACTCCCGATCTCTGATTCCTTTTTGCTTGGTTCTTGTCCGAGCTTTGCTTTAAAGTTAACAACGATTCTGTTTCCCGTTTGAATCCTGAGTTTTTGGAGATCGTAAGCACCCCGAACCATAGTTCGAATATTTGTCATTTTGCACCCTTTTGTAATTACAACTTAAACTCGTCTCTACACCGCCCGCACATCCCATCAACCAGGCGCGCTTTGTATTCGCCGCATCCATCACATTCGCCTGGTTTTCCTGCCGGAATATTAGCCGCCGCCTTGCGGACTGCCGCAATTGCCGCCTCGTCTGTTTTGTCAATGTGGTCTCCAGCTTTGTCTATGTCGTCCATTATGCAACCGCATTTTCGGCCATCACTAGCCGTAAAAGGTGTATAGCATCTGCTTCGTTATCGTCAACCGGATTAAAACCTGCGCTTATTGCCGCATCAATCATCGACTGCTTGTCAGCATTCCCGCGACCCGTTGCGAATTTTTTAATTGTGCCTACAGGTACGCTCTGATACGGTATTTCATGATGTTCACACCATGCAGTTAAATGCCCTTCAAACGCTCCGTAAACGTGCGCCGCTGTTATCCCTGCATGATTCCTAACTTCTTCGTAATAAACCACGCTAACGCCTTTTTGTTTAGTTTCTGTTAGCCATCGTTTAAACTTTAAATAACGCATGCCGCCACCTTCATGTCGCTTCGTAGCAAACGACACCGATCCGCTAACGACACCGCTTTCTGTTTGCAAAGCCCATCCGGTTCGAGTGCCAAGATCAAGAGACAGGATCATACTTTTACTAAACCTTTTTCAATTAAAATGCGCATGCTTCTTTGATGTCCTTCACTAAAACAAATCTCTATTTCTTGCCTAGTCAAATGTGACGGTGTCTGTGTGCGCCTATCGTAGCAATCATGACAATTTTGGCATCCGTATGCCCCCAAAACGTCCGGAGATTTTTTGCCAATGCCTTTACCCGAAGCATGTCCAATCGCATGACACCAAACGACGGTTTCCTGATTGCCTGTGCAAATACCTGGGATTCGGAGCTGACATTGCTCCCCCCGCGCGCTTTCAGTTATTTTTGACATTCTTGCCAATCTTTCCAGCCATTAGAAAAAACAGGCTCAACACCAGATAACGCCGCTTGCGCAATCAGATATTCCATCCATACTGCAAATTTTTTCTTGCCAAATTGGCTTGTTCTGCTGCCAAGCATTATCACGCCGCCATCCCATCCTTGCGCTATCCGTAAATTAGTTTCTTTTTCAAATGCGGCTGTTAACAAGTCTTTCCATTCTTCCTTTTTTAACCATACTTTTTCACCGTTAACTGGCCATTGCAAAGTTCTTGCAAAGCCTTCTAAATAAGGCCATTGAAACGAATTCTGCTCAAGCGTCCTATTTTCTTCTTGAAATGTTGCCCACCAGCCATTCGGCAACGTTTTGCAATAATCCTGCGCCATATTGCGCGCTTGATCGTGAACAAAACGAATCACGATTTTTTCTGTCATTTACTCAAATAATTTACGCCGCTATTCAGCCGCATAAAATCATCCTTGTCGGCCACATGCTCCCCGCATTGCTCGCACGCATACAGATCAATCTCGAATCCGGCTTGCAACAAATGCACGCCATGACCGCATTCGCACACCTTGTACCCTTGCTCTTTTTCTTGATCGTTTATTTGTTTTTTCATTCGATTTTTACATGCTATGAATTGAAAATTGTTAACTGAGCTGTGTGTTGTTTAAAACGTTTTGTTGCTGCGTTGTAATAGTCCAAATCAAGCTCGCATCCAACAAAGTCGAAACCTAAATTGTGCGCTGCTATTGCGCTGCTTCCACTGCCAAGGTGGGTATCAAGAATTCTTTGACCTGGTTTTGCGTAATTAACTAAAAGCCATTCATAAAGCTTTACTGGTTTTTGGGTTGGATGAATTTTTGTGTCGCATCCATGAGAAAGATGGTGCATTCTAAACATCCTGACACTGCCACTAAAGCTAGTCCATGCCAGCTCAGCGTCAGCCATTGGGTTTGTTCCATTCATCTTGTCCCATACACAAAAACATCTTGTCGCGCTGAGATTGTCTAAAAAATAATTCCCCCCCCATATTATTTGGTTATTGCTAACGCGCCTTAACTCAAGGAAGTATTCTTTTGAAGGTATTGCATTATCCCAATCCCCTCCCACTATTCCATTGCTACCTTTCATCATGCTTGTTTTGCTTGCTACGGTTTTTTTCATTTGTTTAACAATATTTATCCCATAAGGCGGATCAACAATTGCCAAATCAAAAGATTTATCAGGCTGTTTCCGCATGTATTCCATGCAATCAATATTCAATATTTCCACGCTCATTTATTTGCTTTTTTCCATTGTGTCTTTACTTGATTAACAATCGATTCCGCATAATTCTCACCGTATTTCTCGCGCCAGTATTCGATGCATGCTGCCCGGTATTCCCGCGTATGTGCCTTTTTTATCCACTCGACCGCTTCTTTGATCGTGGGTTGCCGTGGATTATTCAATGTTAGTGCCGGTTACGCTCCGGCGAATCCGCACTGCACTCCTGGGCATGTGGGAAACAGGTTTTCTTGTCATGCTTTTTTTGGTTTTTTGTCCGCATCGAAAACGAGACTTAACTCTGTCGATACTTTCCCGGCTTGCTTGAAGCCGACCAATTGCTTGTCTGTTCCGCCAGCAATCACCCGCTCACAGGCTGCCGCATCTCCAATCATCACGTATGGCTCCAATGGTTGACCCTTGCTGCAGTTGTAAGCATTGGCTATGCCGGTTAGGATCAATGGGTATTCTGGAATCTCGCTACGTTCACGAAATCCTCGATAACGGTTTTCGAATTCCTTTGCGACAAATGGCCATTCATCCTCAGTTTTTTGCCCCAATGCGATCCATCCGCCCATGTCGTGCAGTACCCGGTGGATCAAAGGATCATCGAAAACAACATCAACGTAAGTACCTTTGTGCCGCACCGCTTTGTCGACTTTCGCCCAAGCCTTCATCGCAGCGTCTTGCGTCGATCCTTGCAGCATTCGGATGATGTCTGCAGGCTTCGGTAACCACTTGCCGGATTCAGTGTTGACTACATGACGATTAAAAGCCTGGATAATCGCCGCAAGGTCAAATTGTTTTAAAGAATTCCACCAAAGATCAAGCGTAAAATCGTTTATTTCCTTGTCGTAAAACGCATAAACACCGACTAAGCCGCTTCTGAATTTTTCAAAGTCATGTTCTGTCATTTTGTGCCCTC